CCTGCTTCTGCTGGTATGGAAGAGAGGGCAGAAGAAATCCAAGAAAAAGCAGATAAAGAGTTAAAACACGTTTCAGTTTATCATGAGTTTGATGATTACGGCGATGGCGCTCGTATTTATTTCGGCGGCAATGTTTCTTTTGATTTTTCAGATTTAGACTGGGAATGGGATAATCTAGAAGATAAGATTGCAAAAGTAGTGTCTGATGAGTTTGGATATGGCTATAATGATGATGCCGAGGTCGAAGGCGACGGAGAAGACGGATATGAAGTTAGAATAAGACTTGAGCCTGATTACGATGAAGCCCCAGATGCAGAGGGTTTTGAAGGTTTCGTTAATAGAATGTACGACATTGACAACGACTATGATGACTACAGAGAGCGCATGGTCAAAGAATTTTCAGATCAAGCCTTTATAAAGAGTGAAGCCGCAGATTTTCTCACAGCAATGCAGGCAAAGGTTGACGACAGCACTGAACATTTCGAAACAGATATTTCAAGAGGAGCCCTTCAAGCAAGATACACCTTGGAGATAGATTATGAAAATTTGCGAGACGATGTGATTAAAAACAGAAAAGAATCCGGCATGTGGAAAGTTGGTGGAAGTCATGCATCTGCGAATCACATGTTTAGTCATAATATTAAAAATGCTATGTCACAAGCAAGAACTCCTTGGCAAACTATTGTTACAAAACTGGTAAAAGAAAAGATAGAGGAATTAATCGATGACAAACAGCTATCTCTGCCCGGAATCTCGCGGGAGAAAAAACAACAAATTAGAAATGCACACGAACTCATTAGTAATCTAATAATAGGCGCTGTAAAATTTAAGGAGTATAAAGCAAAGCTTCAAGCGGAGATTGGTTATGATATTCCTTTTAAAATGTTTGGTAGCGATTTTCAAATGAAAAAGACGACTGACAAGTTCGGCCCCGGATATGCGGCTGCTGCTATGTCCTTAACAAAGTCCATCGACGACCTTTACCCTATTCTTATGAAAGAGTTAGCGAAACTTACAAGGCCATATTTTGAACAAGCGATTAAAACGACAGATAAAATGGAAAAAGATAGAGCAGAAAGAGAAGCAGAAACTGTTAACGAACGCAAAAGCAAGAAACTTAAAATAAGGATTTTGAAATCATGAAAATGGACCAAGATTTTCCTTTAATGCCTGATGATGATGAACTGTCAACTTGGCAACTTTGTATGAAAGCAGCGATTATTGACATACAGGAGCATGCAAAGCCATACCAACGGGGCGCTCATGGAGGATGTACAGAGCACGTATATTATCAAGGAGCTAGAGTTGGATATTCAAAGGGATACTCTTATTGCTGTGGAGCTACTTATGAAGCATTTATAAAGGCTTGGAAAGATTGGAATGGCGACGACAAGGAAGATGACAACATGACAGCCGCCCAAGCTTGGGAAATGAGAGCGCACTTTTTTGCTTATATGGACAAAGACGAATATGGAAACTATAAATATTGGAGAGGAATGCAAGGCGGCATCGAATGGTTATCGCAACAGCCCGGAATAAAAGATTGGCTTAAAGTCGAGATTCTAGACGACCCAAGACAAATTAAGTTCGGAGATTTTGTTTCGATGCAGTTTACCAGAGATCCAATGGCAGGCGGCCACGCCGTTATTGCTTTAGGGACTGGTAAGTGGAAAGGCAAAGACGTGATGCATTGCTGGTCTTCCAACAACTATTATGATCAAAAATGGCCTTACTCTAAAGGTCAAAAACCCGGAAACGGCTGGGATTATTATTATCTAGACAAAATCCGGGATGGGTTTAAAAGAAAGTTTTATATATCAAGAATCATTGAAGATTGAAAGGAAAGACAATGGCTAGAAAAATGAAACATGCTTTTGATAAGTTTTTAAATAAGATTATTTCAAGAAAGTTACTCGTATGGCTCTCTGCCACAGCAATCTTCGCATTTACAAATCACCTCAAATCAGGAGACTGGGTGGTTATTTCTGCTATCTACATTGGAGGCCAAACGGTTATTGACGCCGTAAGAGCGATGAAAGGCAACGCTAACATGTCTTCATCTGTTTCCACAACGGTGAAAACTGTCTTGGGTGATGATAAAAAAAAAGATGATGCGGGAAAAGTAAGCGCGACTGCAAAACCAGTGGAGGATAATATAACAAAATGAAAATTTCAAAAGAAAGGTTAAAGGAGATTATCATTCAGGAACTGAAAACAGAAATGAATGAGGACGGGCTCGTAAAAGAGCTTTCTCCCCCTAGGGAGTCAGATCTAGAGGCCGACAAGAAGTTAATCACTCATCTATATGAAATAGCATTGGCAAGATCCGGAGAGAAAGGGCTAGAAGGTGAAGCCGCAAGGCAGGAGGCCGCAAGGTTTTTAGCGATGGCTCAGAACAAAACTTGGAAACACCCAGCGTCTGACGAAGTTGATGTTGAAGATGTTATGTATAGGGGTCAAGAATGAAGAATATAAATTTAAAAGTGGCAGCATTTATCGGAGCAGTGATACTAGTGGTCGTAGGGTACAGGTCAAATCACGGGAAAGATTCCGTCGCTAGAGCAAATATTAAAAAAAGTCAAATAACACATGTAACAAATACGAAAACGCTGAAAACAAGCGCCAACACTTCTTGTGCAAAGGAAGTAAAAAAGATTTTAAAATCATACAAAGATAAGAATAAACTCTGTACAGATTTAAAAAGACAAGTCCTAATAATGAAAGAGCTTCAAACAAAAATCATCGCAGACCTTACAAGAGAGAATATCAGACTTGCTAGGCAGAATGTGTTTTTGCAGAAACAACTTCGTAATAAACACATGAAGAGTTGGGGCAAAAGATGATCCCGCTAACAAAACTTAAAACTCTCTGGTCAAAAGGAAAGTATTATATTTCCTTTGCTCTTGTTGGTATTGCTGCAATCGTTGTATTCTTTGTTTTGAAAAAGAAAGACAAAGCTTGGGACATGGTAAAGAAAATCAAAGACAATCACAATAAAGAACTCGACATAATCAAAAAATCTCATCAAGAAAAAATAGACAAAAAAGAAAAAGAGAAGAAAAAGTATGATAAGATTATATCAGAGATAAATAAAAAACACAAGGAAAAAAACGAAGAACTAGATGAAAAACATAAAAAAGAAGTAAAACGCCTTTTGAAAAAACATAAAGACGATCCAGATGCCCTGTCAAAAAGATTGGCAGAAGAATTTGGAATTGACCATAGGGACTAATAATGAAAATCTTACCATTCCTTCTTTGCTCTCTCTTATTGTTTCAACCGGCACTATACGCCGCAGGAAAATCAACAACCCTCAAGAAGGGGCAAAAAGCGCCTTTCCCCGGAACCCTCTTGGACACAGAAGCAGTTGCAAAAATCCTCGCAGATAAAAACTTAGCAAAATTAAAATGCAACTTAAAATTATCTACAGAATCTGCTAAAATGAAAGCGTTACATGATTTAAAATATAATTCTTGTAAAATAAATTTAGATATTGAAAGAGCCAAATTAAAACAGTTAATAACTTTAAAGAACAATGAAATAGAAAGATTGCAAAAAATAGCCTTAAAGCCAAAAAGAGATTTAACAATACTCTGGTTTACGATTGGAGTCGCCATCGGCGTTGGTTCAACAATTGGAGTTGCTTTTGCTATTAAAGAGGTTACAAAGTGAGCAAGAAAGATCCGAACTATGTTGTGAAGATTGAAAAAGCCATTTCTGAAAAATATGGAGAAGAAGCTGTTAAAAATCCAAAAAGTGATTGGAGCCCTGACAAGGAAAGAGAATACCTTCAACAACTAAAAGAAAAAGAAGAAAAATTAAGAAGCATAGAATCAAATAAAAAACTACTTAAAAACAAGAGCAGCGTTGCGAGAAAGTGTGATTATTGCGGCGAAAGTCGAATTAAAAGAAAGCATGATGTTTATTTTTCTAAATTTGGCTGTTGTTTCGAATGTTATGTGAAATGGGTAGAGGACAGAGAAGAACGCTGGGCGTCTGGATGGCGACCAGAAATAAAGAGTAAATGAGTTTTTGCTCTCTATTTATTATAATGAACTTTTAGTATGGAGATAATAAAATGTCCGAGATTTTAGATGTTGTCAGAGGTATTTCTCAAGTTTTAGCAGCAAAGTATGATGGAGCAGTAGATCCTAAAACAGGAGAAAAGGTTGAAATCGGCCTCCGAAGAGATAGAGACTTACATAGTGTCGAGCGACCTTTGATGGACGGCTTTTCTGTCAAGTTTTACGGCGATAAAATTTGTATTAAGTATCAATCAGAAGTGACAGCAAAAGAAGTATATAATACAGATTTTCAAGGCGAAGTAGAACTTCGATATTCAAATATTCAAAAATATCTTCAAAAACAATATAAAGCGCATACCGGTAGAGCTTTGAGATTAAAGGCTTTAGACGAAGCAGACATTCTCATGCAGTCTATGAACAAGCATAGAAACTGGGTTCAATGTACAAAGCATTATAAGGTTGGAAATATTAAAGGCGAACCTAATCCATATACTGGTAAAGAAGACTTGGTAAGAGACGCAACCAAAAAGTTCCTTGCATTGGGAAAAAATGACACTCCCTACTAAGGCTAGATATGTCGAAATATTCGGTTTCCAAAAAACAAATCAAAGCAGAGATCGTTAAGTGTGGTAAAAATCCTGTATATTTTATCAACAACTACGCAAAGATTATCCACCCTGTGAAGGGGCTCGTCCCTTTTAAAACTTACCCTTTCCAGTCACAACTTTTAGAAGAGTTTAATAATCATCGATACAATGTTATTTTGAAAGCCCGACAGTTGGGCATTTCAACTATTACAGCGGCGTATATCCTTTGGATGATGATGTTTTCAAGAAATAAAAACATTCTTGTTATTGCTACAAAGTTTCAAACTGCTTCAAACTTGGTAAAAAAAGTAAAAGCAATGATGAAAAACTTACCAGAATGGATGAAAATAACAACAATAAGTATCGACAACCGATCTTCTTTCGAGCTTTCAAACGGCTCACAAATCAAAGCAAGTTCAACTTCATCAGATGCTGGTCGTTCCGAAGCCCTGTCTCTCTTGGTTGTGGACGAAGCAGCGCACATTGAAAATATGGATGAACTTTGGGCTGGTTTGTATCCCACGATTTCAACTGGTGGGCGAGTTATCGCTCTTTCAACTCCTTATGGTGTTGGGAACTGGTTTCACAAAGTTTGTTCTGATGCCGAGTCTGGAGCAAATGATTTCTTTCTAACAAATCTTCCGTGGGATGTTCACCCTGATCGAGATCAAGAATGGTTCGAGAATGAAACAAAAAACCTTTCAAAAAGAGAAATCGCACAAGAATATCTTTGCAACTTCAACGCTTCCGGTGAAACTGTAATCCACCCAGATGATATAAATTATCTTTACGAAAGAACAGAAGAGCCAAAGTATCGTTCAGGATTTGATAGAAACTATTGGATCTGGGAAGAATATGATCCAACAAAGAAATATATCATCTCGGCAGACGTTGCAAGAGGGGATGGAAGAGACTTTTCTACGTTTCATATAATGGACGTTGATAATATGGACATTGTTGCCGAATATAGGGGAAAACCTTCTTTAGATTTGTATGCACAATTCCTTTTCGATGTTGGGAGAGAATATGGAGAACCTCTTTTGGTTGTGGAAAATAACAACGTTGGATACTCAGTTATTGATAAATTAGTGGACATGGGATATAAGAATATTTATTTCTCTATCAAGGGTAGTGGAGAGTATATTGATTCTTATTTAGCAGAAAGTACTACAAATTCTGTTCCCGGTTTTGCAACATCAGCCAAGTCTCGTCCTCTTATTATAGCAAAATTGGAAGAATTCATAAGAAATAAACTAATTAAGATACGATCCAAACGCACAATTAATGAAATGAGAACTTTTGTGTGGAATAATGGTCGCCCAGAAGCTATGAGGACCAGTAATGATGACTTAGTTATGGCTCTTGCCATTGCTTGCTGGGTTAGAGATACTGCGATTATAGCTAACAGAAGGAATGATGATTATAAAAGAGCCCTGATTGGCGGAATGTTCTTGGCAAATACTCAAATAGATGTTAAAGTTCCCGGCCAAGAAGGGTATAATCAAAAATCGGATTTGTCAAAAAAGAGACATGAAGCAAAAAAACAATATGAAGAATTTAGTTGGGTTTACAAAGGTTAAAAATTATGGATGATAATAAAAAAAGAAATAGAAACCCGGATTCAAGCCTTTTTAGGAGACTAACAAAGCTTTTCTCTGGTCCGATTGTAAATTATGACGCCCAAGCTCCTAGACGAGAGCGTCGACGACAGTTAGACAAATATAAATTTAGATCTGCATCTGGACAGCAGTTTAAAAAATCAGTTTATGATCCTTTTTCAAATTTAACGTACAATTATGTTGCCGCCCAAGGCCGAGCAGAAAGATACGCAGATTTTGATCAGATGGAATACATGCCAGAGATTGCATCTGCTTTGGATATTTACGCAGACGAAATGACTACGTCTACGTTTATTAATGAATTGCTTCGTATTGATTGTAAGAACTTTGAAATAAAGCAAATTCTGGACGATTTGTACCATAATATTTTGAATATTGAATTTAACTTGTTTGGATGGTGCAGAACAATGTGCAAGGCCGGTGATTTTTTTCTATATTTAGAAATAGAGGACGGAAAAGGCGTTACAAACGCTATGGGATTACCAGTTCAGGAGATTGAGAGACTGGAAGGGCTGGATCCTACAAATCCAAACTATGTCCAGTTTCAATGGAACTCTGGCGGAATAACTTTTGAAAACTGGCAAATCGCACACTTCCGCATTTTAGGAAATGACAAGTATGCTCCGTATGGAACTTCTGTTTTGGAAGGAGCAAGGCGTATTTTCAGGCAACTTACCCTGATTGAAGATGCTATGATGGCTTATCGTATTGTTCGTTCTCCAGAAAGGCGCATCTTCAAGATTGAAGTTGGAAATATTCCTCCACAGGATGTGGAACAGTACGTCCAGCGTGTGATGACGCAAATGAAAAGAAATCAAGTTATTGATCCTGATACTGGAAGGGTAGATTTGCGATACAATCCTTTAAGTGTCGAAGAGGATTACTTCCTTCCTGTGAGAAATGGTGTAGGTTCAGATATCTCATCCCTTGCCGGTGGACAATACACAGGAGATATTGACGATGTAAAATATCTTCGTGAAAAACTTTTCTCTGCTTTGAAAGTGCCTGCTGCCTATCTGGTTGCCGGTGAAGAAGCAGAAGACAAGACAGCATTATCACAGAAAGATATTCGTTTTTCCAGAACCATCCAAAGGTTACAAAGATCTATCATTTCAGAACTGGAGAAGATTGGTATTATTCACTTGTACACTCTGGGCTTTAAAAGTAAAGATCTTATTTCTTTTAAACTTCGATTAAATAACCCTTCCAGAATAGCAGAACTTCAAGAGCTTGAATATTGGAGAACGAAGTTTGACATTGCTGCTTCAGCGACAGACGGATTCTTCAGCAAGCGATGGATTAGTGAAAATATTTTCAACCTCTCTGAAGCAGATGCATTAAGAAATCAGCGAGAAATGTATTACGATAGAATGTTCGCAGCCGATCTTGAAAAGGTCGCAGAGGAAATCACAGCCGATGAGGGAGGGCTTGATGCCGGAGGGGGAGATGTATCCCCAATAGACGACGGAGATTTGGACCTTTCTCCTGAGCCAGAACCAGAAGCTGACGCTCCAGAGACTGAACCAGAGACGCCCGAAGCAGGCGGCGCAGACGATGTTTTGTTAGCCACACCCGGAAAGCGTGATGAAAGCGTAAAGGTTCAAAGAGGTGATATGACGACCACTTCCAAATCTAAAGGAAAATGGTATCAACCAGTCAAAGATGACAAAAGAAAACATATGGCCCCTAGAAAGAAGTCGATGAAGAAGCAGTACTCTGATCGTATGGCAAGTTCCTCTAGAGAGAATGTATTCCCCGACATGGGCTCGTTTAGCCGAATGAGTAAAGGTATTTATGAAAAGATTAAATCTACTTATTCTAACGAGGAAATAAAAATACTAAATTCAAACGATGAAGTATATAGGGTATTAGAGCAATTGGAGAAAAAAGATGAAAACAAGTAAACTCAAACATAATAAGAAGAGAAATACCGCTTTTCTTTATGAGTCTTTAGTTCGTGAACTAACTTTGGCAATAGTAAACAAAAAATCAAAACAAAAAGAACTCATAGAGCAAACTTTAATCAAATTTTTCAAAAAAGGAACAAACTTGCAAAAAGATTTGGATTCTTATAAAGCAATCTACGAAACTAAAAATGCGTCCGCCAGAAACGCTGAGAAGTTGTTGATAGAAGCAAAACATAAAAGGTTTTCTGAAGTAAATGAAAAAAAACTATTCAATGAACAAACTAACTTAATTGATCATATCAATAAGAACATTGGAAAACAAACCTTTTCTCACTTTCTCCCAAACTATAAAAACTTGGCGACCATTTCGCAGATTTTTAATAAAGACATTTCTGTAAAGAACAAAGTTTTGTTAGAGAACAATATCATCAAGACAATGCTGGTCGAAAACAAGGAAGAGGTAGAAATGCAACCAGTAGACAATATTGCTTTTAATATCTTTCTTGAGAAGTTCAATGAAAAGTACAACGGAACTCTTCTGGAAGAACAACAAGATTTGATTAAAAACTATCTTTTTTCATTCGCAGATAATAAGGCTGGATTGATTATGTATCTTGAAGAAGAGATGGGTAGGCTAGAAAAAGAACTTCTAGAGGCTCAAGCATCCGAAGAATGCGAAGAAACAAAAAACAAATTAAAGTTGGTCCAAGAAAACATTTCAGGGAATAAAGATAGGGAAATAAATAAAGAAGTGATTTTGCAAATTTTAAAAGTTCAAGAACTTATAAGTGAGATCAAGAAAGATGAAGCTTAAATTTAAACTAGACGATCCCCGTCACAAGGCCGAAATCACACTTCAGGGTTACAAGACACTTGATGGAAATTATTTGTTTGACGATCACCCAGAAATGGATATCGCGATAAATAAAAAGTCAGGAAAAGTTATAACCTTTCCAAAAGAAGATTTTGGAACAGAGGCTTATGATTCGCAAGATCGTTTCTTATCTTATTTAGCAAAAAAGGGGGTTGTTGATCGTTCAAGCATTCGTTCTGGAAATATCGCAAACTCTTTATTGGCTTTACTGCTAGATCCAAGTGATGAAAATATTAGCAAGATTGAAGTTTGTATGTTGGGTATTTATAACTTTTTAAAAGAAGAGGAGCCATACTTCAAGGTTATCGATGATATCGAAGAAGACTATGAAGATTCTCTTTTACGTCCAGACGCAGAACACTCTACAGAACTCGGAGAGGTTCCGCACAGAGAAAAACAAGGTTCCTTACCACCCGGAAAATACTATGGATATGGATACGGATATCGTCCGTATGTTTATGAAAGTATAGATCGGGAGGAAAAGTGAATTTAATTTATTTTATTTTGGTATCATTTGGACTTACAAGTATATTAACTCAATCCAAGCTTTTTGAAAAAATACGCCCGAAACATTATTTCTTCCACTGTCCCCAGTGTGTTGGTTTTTGGGTAGGGGCATTTTTATGTTCCATTAATCGATTTACTACACTATTTAGTTTTGACGTTTCTGTAATGAACATTGTATTCTTGGGGTGTCTATCATCAGGAACATCTTTTGTTTTATGTTTCCTGTTTGATGAAGATGGATTAAGGATAGAAAGGAGATAGCTATGTGGACGCAAAAATGGAAGCTTCAGCCCGTTAGACGTTGCAGAAAAGGTTGTTAGATCGTGCCGGTGGTGCCGGTATATGAGGAATTAATAATGAAAAAAGTATTAAGAGAATTTTATGAACTTTGCCCAAATGGCATTTGCGAAGATCTTCTCACAGAAAATGAAAAGAGAATGATTAAGGAAGAGGGAGCACTGTTTCTTTCTGGTGTAATTCAAGCAGCAGATA